TTTTTATCACTGCTTTGAACTCTGAAAGCTAAACTGGTATTGGAAAGCTTGCTTAATCGGCCTTTCATGCTTGAACTCGTTCTTCTCGCTGCTAAAGATGACAAGAGAGAGCACATGAAGAACAGGTTAAATGACTAATAAGTTGACCCATACGCGAATAATCTGAAACAATGCTGAAGTACCTGTGGCAAGATATTGGTTAGGATTAATCTTTGATGAGGATGATATCATTGCCCAAAAGTTTGTCAATTGAGAGCTCATTGTCACATATTTTTATTGACCATACACCTAGCAGATCTTCAACAAGCTACCTGATTTAAAAGTTGGATTTTGGATGCCTTTCAAAACTAATTAGGGAGAAGTTGCCCCAGATGCTCACCAGGACAATGGCATCTTCCATAGTTTTTTACACCTATGTTAGTGAGCCAGACTGTATCCACAATTAGCCGAATGGAGAAATATTCAACAGCCTGATGTAGCTCGAATTTGGGGAGCTGTTAGCAATCCCATTAAGACCATGAGACTTCCCACTTTCAATTATATCAACCTGGAACAATTCAGAACAAATGAGCTTGCAACTAAGTGTCAAAAGAGCTGGTCTTAGCTACTCTTGTCTAGTACCCAAATAATGAGCTCACTACCCCTATCTGTAAAGATCTCTATAAACATTACATCACAGACGGACAACGAGACAGACTGAAGCTGAAAGACACCAGAGACTGCTAGTGAACCCATGCGGATAAAAGGCCCTGTTTGATTCACTCATATTGATGAGATGAAAGGACAATGTTTTTCTATTGTGCGAAATCTAGAGGACTCTAAGGAAAGGATCACTGATTCCCCCTACCTATATATTGATGCGGAATTTTCAGGCCATGAAATCACTTGTTTACAGGTGGCGGATGACACACTCACCACGATATATCTTGGAAATGCTATCAACCAAATCTTAGCTGACCCAACCAGATTCTTTGATTAGGATAAAATTTATGTCCACTGGGGTAATGGTGAGGAAGTTGACCTGCTCAAAGGTGCTCAGTGCAAATCACTTGATCTCTCCCTGCTAGAAGCACATTGAGACGGTTCACGCACAAGAGTCATCTCTCTTGATGCTGCCGCATGATGCTGGCTAGATAAGTTTAAACTACCCACACCTAAGCCTGACACCTATTGAGGATACATAAATGAAGATGCACTACAGTATGCTATTGAAGATGTGACACTTCTTAGGGAAATTCACCAAACTCTCCTGACCACAAGTCAAACAGAACTCAAATCCTCTGCTCTCATCCTCACATCCTTCATAGCAGAAAGCATGCCTCCAAGCTTGATGAGACAATTTATAAGGGATAATGCATTTCTTGAACAGTATTATGATGAGTAGCTTTACACCCTCAAATTACCCGAATGCATTGTAACATACGTGGATCAGCCCCACCGAACCTCCTATTGATCTATTAAACAAGCTACTGAGAGCCCTTTCTTTTCAATAGCTGGCCACTTTTTGTCCAAACCTCGCCCACTTCCCAACGGATGTGGTGTTTATGATGTTGGCGCCGGAACTACACAAGACCAGTGCCTCTTCTCTGTGTTATGGTTCAACATTGCTTTAACGCAGGGAAAATTAGCTTTTGACGAGAATTCACCACTCAAATGATGCTTAGAATGGGCAAGACTAACTGGTAGAGATGATGAGAAATTGCTCTCGCTGTACCAATAGGGCAAAGGAACAGATGTCAAGAACTTTGTTGTGTGGTGTCATGAAAATGATGTTTAGGTATGGATATATTCTACCGATCTTATTGCAAATCTCTCTAGTGATTGCCCCAGAGCCACTTTTGAGATGCAGATGGTCTGCCACAATGGCCATGCATGGGCTGTTGCTATCCCTGATGATCTAACAAAATGACTTAACACGGCACAGGAATGCCCATGCGTATAGTGTTCGGGATAAGATCATGTTGAATGTCTGCAAAGGCCTGGATGAGAGTGCAGGCTTTGCGCAGGAATAACTTGAAACATGAGTTGATAATTTAGGTAGCAACTACTCCAGCGGAAAGATGAGGTATAATACTGACGCAGGTGCCTTGAAAAATTTGTGTAATGGTGAGCTGCATCAGATCCCTGAATCATGGGTGTGAAGCAATTCTACTTTGAGGAACACCATGGCATGGCCTTCTACATACCCTCTAGCTCTTGCTCAACGATTGACGCCTGGCAGTAGTCATCACACCATGAGGACAAACATGCATAGCTCTTTAGTTACTGCGATCAAAACAAACTGTGTAGTCTCAAAAACCGCAATCTGCGCAACCCCAAACTGCATGTGATTTCTGCTTCATAAGAGCCGTGCCGAGTGGAAGTATGACCACAATTAGGTCCAACCATCAAGGGATGTGATGTCCATTTCACGAAAAGCTGCTCACATAACCTTCTATCATCAGTGGTACATTGAACTAACTCCTCTAAGGAGACAGCCTGAGTGCGCACAGTTGTTGAGTTTTGAGAATTTGCGCTAAAATGGATTCAGGATAATTACTAACAGGATCCCGAAGCTGATAGAGTTTATGAGAACTGGAAAGAAATGTCAAGACAAGCTATATATGAGATGCAAGGCAAAAATATGGCGGAAAAAGACCAGATATGGAAGGCAACTGAGGAATGCTTTGGCTCCGCATCTGAAACACTCGTGTCTGTAGAATTGTTTGTCAAGCAAGAGGTCCTTCCTGGCACGTGATCTGTTGCGCGAGCTATCCAGGCCACAAATGATGCTATAAAAGGGCTCACACTCCCAATCTACAAATTACTTGAACATCAGGTTTACCAAAATGAGCACTTTGTCAAAAGAATCAACCCGGTAGATTGAGTGAAACACATGAAGGATAAGCTTCTAGGATACACGTATTACTCTGAGACTGACTATGAGAAATTTGATGCTTCACAGTCAGCCCCACTCCTAATAGTTGAACAAATGCTCATTGATAGAATCTGCCCACAGTTCTCTGAGTGGTGGCAGTTTGTGCACCAGAATGACATCTACATTGTCAGTAAGGATTGAAAGATCTCTGCCCTGGACCATAAGAGCTGAAAGTCGGGGGAACCGTTGACCTCTCTCGCCAACACACTAATTAACCTTCTCGTGATAGAGTTTGCATGATGGAAGTATTAGCAGGACATATCATTCAACTATCTATGTGAAGGAGATGATGGAGTTATTGCAGCTGATGACCTTGGGTTTCTCTAATTCATCCCCAGAATCTCCTCGCGGCTTGGTCTTGGGATGAAATTTAAATGGCAGCCAAGTATTGATGGAATCACATTCTGTAAGCAGGAGATGTATGACACTTGATATGGCTTTGCTGTGGTTTGAAACCCACTTAGTAGTCTGTTCAAACTAGGTTGGTGCGCCACCACGAGATATAAACGGGACTCAAACAATTCTTTTAAGTATATGAGAGGAAAGATAATGTCACTTCAAGCTGATTATGCTGGAATAGAAAGCATGTAACAATTGTGCCAAGCCATGCTGAAATGCATACCCGGAAAGGGGTTTAAAAAGAATGTAAATATACATTTTTTTAAAATTGAGTATGACCAGGCATGCAGCACATTCTTTGATGTTAAATTCCCTTATGTCAGGAAATTAATTTAGGAAGTTCAATAGAATGGAATGTATGTGCAATTTACTTCAATCAATCCTGAAGATATGATTTCACCCAGCAGCTATGCACCAATAAGGATAAATAAGGAGGGCCACTTTATGAGCTTAGAGTCTCTGCCTTTCATTCGGGGTTCATCTCCCAAGTTGGCACTGCACAAAATCAAATGAGTAATGCAGAGTAATGGCAGAACATGTTTGACTCCGTTATACTTGAGCCCGATATCAAGGCCGCCGCTGCGGCAATTTGAAAGGTTCTCGAGGAAATGAAGTCTTAAAAAGTTTAGGTAGGAGCCAAAAGCTTCTATATTGTGTCAGTAGGTAATGACCTACTCTATGATCAGGTGTGATAAATCCTTCTCCCCCTAGGAGCAGCTGGAGTTCTCATACACATTCCACGTGCTGTTTACACACAGCTTAGATAGCTTAAGGGCTGAGAATATGCTCGTCAATGGATACAGCCCCTCACTTCCCACAACGCCAAAATGGGTGTTAATTGGAGCGTTAAGGATTAGTCCTTTGTGCCATCAAATGTTGACCAGTTCTCTAGTTCAGCTTACAAAGACTTGGACACCACATTGGCCAAGTTCACTGCTCCACCTCAGCAGCGAAGAATATAACCAGCCAAGGATCCCTTTGACTTTCGAATGAAAGGTCCAGATCCTTACCAGTTTCAGATCAAAGGATGCCCTGACTGCTAGCAAAACTAGCAGCGACTGCATGACCAAGAAGATAATCTTAGCTCTGTTTGAGGTCTTCTTGATTGAAGAGAGTCTGATCTTAGAGAGTTGAAACACGCAATTGACTGACTCCCTGACGTTGCTGTTGAAAAGACATAGGACCTGGTTGCACAGCTCCAATCCGGATTTAATGATGACGAGATATGATACATGATTGCGTTAGTTTCAGCTTCAAGTGAATATGCAGAAGGCGCCAGAATCCCCAATATGGTAAATGATTCAACTATTGCAATCAAAGACCACCAAAGTGTCTCCTTCAACATAGGTGCCAATGGATGAGCCCTGATTGTTATCAACCCAAATATGATTGCATCATCACCATTTGTTGTCTTCACAAACCCAGCACAACCATTCACTTTCCCATCCACAAGAATTGATTAGCAAAACGACCCTGACGGTAATGTAATCCAGTAGTATGCCGAAATTGCTTACATCATTGGTGCTACAGCTAACGTTTCCGCTTACCTAGTAGGGTCTGCTTTTGACAACATATCTAATTTCTCCTGTGCAAGATTGGTTGCTTCTGAGTTTATGGTGTTCAAGACTTCCTCATCTGATAGTGAATCTGGAGTCATCAAATGCATGACCAACCGAAGACCAGCCTAAGTAGATAGCAATTTGGACAAGCTTTTGGAATCAAACATCGACACAAAGTATGGGAAGAAAGTGTACCCTGCAAGCTAGCCAGTGGCTCTATACGGTTGAGAAGATTTCATTGTGGGTGGCACCTATTGACCCACCACACAGCAGGAGATAGATAAGATGTACAGCTTCCTTAGCTAGATTCTTGGGGACAGCATAAGCGGATTCACAGTCCCAAACGGTCCCGTCACAGCTGTGCCAGCTACTTCTTTATTTGGCCCCTGCCTAATATCCTGAACAACAGATGGCACTACTGTCAATCCCACTGCAATACCTGCCGGTGTCAACATGGGTATCAACAATGTCAGTTTAACTGCTCATAGTAGTGTGATCACCTTTGATGGGTGCCAGCCTGGTGCTTCATATGAGCTGGTTATAACTAGAAGATTTGAAGGCTACCCAGACGCTGACTCTGATGCAATTGAGAGGAGAGAGTGCACCTTGCAATCTGCATCAACAGCACTTGAACTCCAGTGAACCTCTGAGATGTCTTTTGTGATATCACCACATTTGCATGATGATCTGCGAGTGTCTGGGATGCTTGATATACCTGTGATATGAAATGCCAAAGATGTGGTTGATGCAATGATCCACAAGATTGACGGCTACAATCTTAGCAATAATAAAATTGTGCAACTTATACCTGACCTCCTTGCAGGTCTAATCTCAACTATACCAGGTTTGGGCGCTGCATCACCAGGAGTGAGGCTTGGGACACAGGAACTATTAAATTATATGAAGGACCCAAAATTCAAGCGAAAGACAAAATGAGCCACCAAGACTATTAGCTCTGGTCCTTTTGCCTCTAGAATCAACCCCTACACTCAGGGATATAAACCTTTCCTCTTTGTGAACAAGAACTAGACCAAGATCACACGTATCCATTTGAGTTGGTCGACAGTGTCACAGTTACCTGCACCGAGCTGACGTGAGGCAACCCATACAACCCAGAATGCCCAAAACACCCTGAAGAAGATACCCTCAGCAGACCTCCTCGCATGGTTAGAGGAGACCAACAGTGACTGCGAGCCCACACTAACTGAAGAGGCCATCCTTGCACCAACCTGCCAGTAGCAGAATAGGTACGAGATACTTGATCAACGCCTGTTTTCTATGTCTGGGCTGCCGATTAGACAAGAAGGTTCCATAACACTGATGACTACGTGGATTATAAGGCACACTCGTTGAGTGTTCCATGTCACTGACCAAGGACTGTTGGGAGAACACTAAGTGCTCTTTCAAATTGTCTGGAG